AGTAGGTTTAAGGTTACTATCATATGTTCTTAAAGTAGTCACATCTCTTTCATTAGGATAAACCATTATAGAATCTTTAACTTCTTCATTATTCATTTGACCGACTGCGGTTCCAATATTCCTAACTGTATCAGCAGAGAAGGTTTGTTTATTAGATAAAGCAAATTTAGGTCTATCCATTGGTGCTTCGCTATCAATACCAGTAGCAGGGCCTAATTCTTGTTTATTGAAAAATTGTCTATTAGTATTGGGAATTATTTCTTCGGGTCTTTCCATTTCTGCTGTATAAGCGCCTGTAGTAGTCAACCATTTATCAGCACTATTAAAATAATCAGTCATAGGCGTATGTTCAAATATTTGACCAATTTTACCTCTTTTACCATGTTTTGATCCCGTTAAAACTCTACCATCATATGTTTCTTTTTGATTATTTAATGTTCTAATATTTTCAGTTTTACTTTTTTCATAATATTGTCTATTAATATCACCTATAACTGAAGTTTTATCATCTATAGGTCCAACTTGTGTTTGTTCAAATGGTCTGACATTATTATTAATTTTACTAGTAACATATTTTGACTGTAAATTATCACCATCAAATTGTGATCCAAATACATTTTGTTTAGATGGTTGAAAAAAAGAGGGTTGTTCTGTTTTTTTTTGTTTTAAATCAGGAGAACCTTGATGTTGTCTCAATTGTACATTTTCATTATGATTAATATTTGGAGGTGAATTTCTAAAAAATGGTTCAACTTTAATACCTTGGTTATTTACTAAAAAATCATTTTTTTTTATTTTTCCACCAGCCGAACTACTATAAATATAATCATCATTATTTTCACCAGAATCTTCTGGTTCATTCAAATATTCTTGAATATTCTGAAAATTTATTACCTTGGAACCAGGTATTTTAGATTTTTCATAATTTTCAAATATTCGTTTTTGATATTCTTGATCAGATTCTTTAAAATAATCTGATTTATAAGCGTCTGCTTCAATTGGTAAGTTTTTTACATCATTATCATTATTATTATTATTATCATTATTATTATTATTTAATAAATAACCTATACCTAAAATACCAAGTAATACACTAGCTTCCATAATATACTTATATATATAAAATATATTATTAAATTAAAAAAATAATATAAAAATAAAAAATTAGGTTTATTTAAAAATCATTATATATTGATTTATTAAAAGGACATGGTTTATAATTATCTAATATACCTAAATAAGTATCTTCACCTAATCTTTTAAATGGTTCGATAGCAGTTTTTTGAGGATCTTTAAATAAATTATAAAAACGATTTTTAGCTATACCTCTAAGTTCTGAAGGAGGATTCGTTAATAAACTATTTTCAGAATGAAAAAAACCATCATCTAAATCTAAATAATCTATTTTTTTATCTGGATCAGGAATATATTTTTTATTAGGGTCATTACTATTAACATTAACTATATTATATAAATCTGATTCAGTATCTATTAATGACATATTTTGATTGATTGATGCTCCCATCTTCTGTAGACGAACTGTAGGTGCCCAAGGATATACAACTTTATTTAATTTTTTCGAAATATCTAACATATATAATCCAGGTCCCATAGTTTCTTTATTAATTAAATTATTTTGATATGCTTCATTTTCTAAATATAAACTATTCATATGTATATATATATATAATAAATTTATTTAATTATTATTATTTTTATTAAATTGGTCACACCTTTGATTATAATCCATTAATTTATAAACATCTCTTGATGGGATACCGCCTCTTACCCAACCTTTACTATTATCTTCAGGTATAATATGTATTGTATTTTGTATTTCTTTAGATAATCTGGGTATCATAGGTGTATAAAAATTAGGAATAGTAACACCTGATAAAACATTACAAGCTCTATCACCAAAACTAGTTAAATTACCACCTTGAATTACTGATTCAACATTAGGATCATATTTACCTTTACCAAAAAAACCAGCATTATATTTTTGAGGTAATTGATTTATATAATTTTTATTAGTTAATACTTCATCTCTTAAATCTGTATTTTTATCAACTAAACAACCTCTTTCACCTATGGATCCGAATCCAGCATGAAAATTTATTGCTGGTTGTGATAGCTGTAAATCTCTTGCATCTGGTAATTCACATTTACAACCATACATATTATCCAATTCATATCTGCCATTACCTAAACTTTGTTCGTTATCAATTAATGTAGTACCTTTATCATACATTAAATTATTTTGACCAAACAATTTAAAGTTAGTTTTTTTTATATCTTGTTCTAAACAATCTCCTATTTTATTTTCTACTATATTAGCATTTATATCAGCACCATATCCATGGATACCAATATTATTATTTGCTACTTCTGTTGACATTTATATATAATGTAATATATTTTATTTTTCTATAATTTATCAATAATGTTTATGTAAATTAGATGCACATTGAATTGCATTACCATCTTTACATGTAGGAGGTGTTTTATAACACCATTCAGCAAATTTAATTGAATCATTCATTATAGAATTAACTGGCATTGTATAAAATTCTCTTTGTGAATGTTTATTATTAAATATATCAAATTGATCTTTATATAATCCACCTGTTAAATATTCGTTCTCCATACTTCTTATAACACTATTATCATATGAATTACATGCTTTCTTTAAATTACCATCTTTATAATCATCAAAAGTTGGATTCATAAAAGGATTTGACGCGGTTGGTAATTTACAACCTTGTATATCATCATTATTATTACTATCAACATTTATTATATCTAAAGGATCATTATTATTTTCTATATTTAATATTTTATAATTTCTATTTATAATTATTGTTAAAATTCCAACTATTATTATAATAATTAAATATCTATAATCTTTTTTAAATATACTCATTATTACAGAATAATATATAGATAATCTTAATACTGCATTTAATTTACCATTTAAATTTATATGATTATAAGGTATAATCTCTAATAAATTATTCCTATTAAATAAAACAGTTAAATCGTTTAACCAAAAATTAGTCATATATATAATATAACTATTAAAAAAAATAATTATTTTTTATTATTTAATTTATTTCTTAATCTTTCTTTAACTACATCCGGATCATGATTTGATTGTTGATTTTGTTTATTAGGTTGCTGCTGTCGCGGTTGCTGTGGTTGCTGTGGTTGCTGTGGCTGTTGCATATTTTGAAACATATTCATCATATTACCTAAATCAGGCATTGCTTGATCACCGCTTGATGGACCCGAATTAGATTGCATATTTTGAAACATATTCATCATATTACCCATCATATCATTACCATTCATTAAATTAGATGCTTCACCTAATAAAGCATTCCCATCTATTTCCTTATTATCAATTTTTTCTGTAAGAGTACTATTAATTTTCTGAAATATATTCATCATATTTTCTGGTTTAAAGAATTGACCCATATCACCTTCACTCATATTATCAATATTTAAATCATCTGTAATTTCTTTAGCTAAATTACCTATTGTTGTATTCTCTAATACATTATTTATATTATTCATATCTTTATCATTAGTAGTATCATTAGTAGAATCATTATTATTTGTATCATTAGTTGATTCATCATCATTTTTTAAATTATCATTAATTTTTTTAATTTTCTTTATATCTTTTAAAGTTTTTTTATCTTTTACTTTTTCATTTGATTCTATAGATTTTAATACTTCATTTATTTTATCATTTGAATTTATTGTAATATTTATTAAACAGAATGATTGTAAATAACTCCATATACTATTCTTTGTTTTATCACTTATATCTGAAAACCATATTGTTTTCATAGATATATCTTTTATTAAATATAATTCATCTGTAAATATTTCTTCATTTTTATTTGTTATATCATCACTATTATTATCTATTAATTGTAAAAATTCTTTAATAATATTATTATCATCTAGTACTAATTCATCTAAAATTAAAATATCATTATAATTATTTTCTAAATTTTCTTTATGTTCAGGGAATACTATAATTAAATTATTAATAAAACCTTTAAAAATCTTTAATGTTTTTTCATTAATATCCATATTTAATATATGATATATATTATTTAAATAATTTTTTACGCATTACATACCACCTCTACTTTTCATCATTTCTTCATAAGCAGAATTATCAAATCTACCAGTTTTTTCACCTGTTCCAGAATTATTTGGTTTATTAGTAGGTTTTTCTTCACTATAACCATCATCTAAAAAACAATAATTTCCATTAATATTATTTTTATTATCATCTAAACTTTCAAACAAACAATCTTCTGAATAACATATACCCATTATTTCATCTTCTTTTTCATCTTTTTTCTGTTGCTGTTGTGGAGGCACGCCTTGTTGCTGTGGAGGCATCTGTTGCTGTTGTGGAGGCACGCCTTGTTGCTGTTGAGGCATCTGTTGCTGTTGTGGAGGCATCTGTTGCTGTTGTGGTTGCCCATTTTCACTCATATGAAACCTATTTACATCATTTAATATTTCATTTAATTTATCACCTAAATATATTACACCATCTTTAATAAGTGTAGGTACAGAAGTAACTGATTTGGGATAAGGATTTGTTTCTATATCCATAATATTAAAATAAGGTATTAAATGTTTATTATCACGAAACAATATTAATAATTGTTTGCAATGAGGACAACTTTTACTTATATATATTTCCATTTATTCTTTTATAAATATTAAAAATATAAATAATAAACATAAATTTGATTATTTAAAAATATTTATATTTATATATATATATATGGACTCTAAATTTTCATGTAATATAGATGTAAAACACGATGAATCTGATGAAAAAACATTAAATTTTGAAATTTATGGTAGTGATGATTATGGTTTAAATCATACTATAGTTAATGCTATAAGAAGAACATTACTTTCTTCCATAGAAACTTATGCATTTAGAAATTCTGATATTGTAATAGAAACTAATAAAACTTCATTACATAATGAGATTATATTAGATCGTATTGGATTAATTCCTTTATATATTGATCCTAAATTAGTTCAAGATAATTATTATAAATATTTATTCATGTTAAATATTAAACTTGATAATAAAATTCCTATAGTATTAGTAACAGCAGGTGATATAAATGTATTTGAACTTAAAAACACAATTACCAAAAGTTCTGACTATATAAATGGATTAATTACTACTGTTAATAAAGATAATTATGATTTAACAAAACCCGTATCAGATAAGGTTAAAGAAGAAATATTTAGACCATATAAATATGATACAAAAAGTTATTATTGTTTATTACATGAACTAAAATCTACTAATTCAGATACAGAAGTTCAAGAACTCGTTTTATATGGATCTCCATCTGTTTCAATATCAAAAGAAGATGCTAGATTTCAAGGAGTATCTTGTGCAAGTTATTCCTATAAAACAGATAAGGATTTATTCAGTACAATATTGAAAAAGAAAATACAAATAAATAATATTAAAGAAGAAGATAGAAAAGACTATATTAAAGATCTACAATTAAAAGAAAGTCAACGTTATTATCATAGAGATAAAAATAATGAAGCTTATTGGTATAATTTTATAATTGAATCACAACATTATTTAAATGCTAAGGAATTATTTATACGAGCAAATGAAATCATAATTGATTCACTTGAAGGATTTAAAGAAGAATTAAGTAAAATACTAGATGAAGATGAAAAAAAACTAATACATATGAAGTATAATAGTGATGAAAAAAAGAAAAATGTTATTAATATGATTGTAGAAATGCCGTGTGTTATACAAATTAATAATATATGGCATGGATTTGATGATACACTAGGATCTATAATCCAAGCACATATTTCAAATAAAATGATTAATGAAACATCTGTACTAAATTTAATAGGTTATAAAAGAACACATCCATTAGAAGATAAATATTTATTCACAATGTCTTTTAATCCAGAACACCATTTAGGTAATCCGGATACAGAAGAAAAAACTAAAACTGCTTCTATTATTGATGTATTCAGTCAATGTTGTGATGAATTAATTAGTATCTTTAATACTATTATTGTTGCTGGAAGTGGAATTTAATAATAATTAAGAACAAAAGTCAATCGTTTAATATTAGTGTTATGTAAATAATCATTAATTAATTTCATATTAATTTTCTGTCCTGAACTTTGATAGACATCATGTAATTCATGAATCAATGGTTTCAGTTGATATGGTACGTCTTTTGTAACAATATTTTTTTTAATGAAATGATTACAATAATTTGAATATAATTCATTTCTCATAATTTCATATTTATTTTTATATTTTTCAAATAGTTTTTTATCTTCATAATAATGAATTAAATATTCATTTAGATTTCGTTGTTTATATAAAGTTAGGAATACAAACATTTTATTATTTTGATTAGGTTTCAATTCAAACATATATTTATAATCATCTGTAATAACAACATATCTGATATCATTTAAATAAATATTATATCCTTTATCATATTTATTTAATTTTTCTTCTTTAGAAAATTCATGATAATTTTTATATGATTTATTAAAGTTGAACGTATAATTCATTTCATTAATTTTAGAAATATTATCATCTTTTATAGTATATTCTTCAACAAGAATAACTCTGTTTTCATTAACAGGTGTAATATTACAATTATCTTTATGTTG